GTAAATTTACCGTTGGTCTTCTCCATCCACTCGAATGTAGCACTACGGCCATCGTCGCTCAGGTTAAACTTACCTTCGTCCATACCTATTCCTCTTGTTAGCCTTGATCTGCTTGTGCATGTCATTCTGCACCCAGCTCTTCTGACGTTTAGTCGCCTGTTCAATCTTAGGGTCAGCACCACCTTTGAAGATTGAGAAGCAGACAGACTTGCTCTCGTTGATCAGGTATGGAAACATTGTAGCATCCAAGTCTGGTACGTGTGCGTCTGTGAGCGAGAAGATTGGGTAGGTTGTACCGAAGCCCCTGATCTTGCTCTCCTGCAATGTGGTGTCCACTGAGGCCTTGTGGGCGTCTAGTACAATGTAGTCATCATCAAACGATGTATATACGGTAGGGTGACGATCATTGAATATTCGTAGGTTAGTCCCACCTGACTTGTCTACCACATTGGTTACCGTTGCACCAAGTGCGCGGGTGTCAACCATGTCCAGAAAGTCCTCAGGTTCACACCAACGTATTTCACGATACTCAAAGGTGTCATTGTCACTCACGTCATACCAAAGTTTCTTGACTACCTTCACGTTGGCAGGGTATGAGAAGTGCGTAGGGAAGTTGACATCAGATAGAGCAGTCAACTTCATAAGGCTTTCATGCTCTGGGATACTGCGAGTTGCGATAATGTTATAGAATGTGTCCTCGACCACTTGTGCGATCTGTTCAGCTTCTACACTGTCGGAAATTGAGTTGACATCTTCACTGTCCATCGATGACAAGATGTTCTGTACGATTTCAAGTAACGTCTTTGTCATTGCGGCCATGATTAGATGTTCCCTGTTGAAAGTTGCGAGATAAATATTGCTGGAGCAGTGATTCCAACAGTTCCTGTGTCAGTAGTTAGCCAAACTTGACCACCGTTTGCCAAAAATGTTGTACCACAGAAGATGGGAATGCTTACAGTGACAGTCCAAGGAGCAGTTTTCCCTGTCGCAAGGAACTTGTTAACAATCATTACGCCAGAGGCGTGGGTCGAATTACCAATATCAAGCTCAAGGGTAAGCTCTGTCGGTGTTCCTGATTTAGCTGTCACTGGAAGGTCTAAACGAACTGCGTAGCTGTCTCCTGCAACAATCGGTGTAATCTTGTCATTTATTGTGTCCCACAGCTGACCTGTGCCCCTGATCTCTCTTGGCAGGAAGGACGAGTCTGAGGTAGAGCCTGCCCCGTCAATTGAAAGTTTTGCTGGAGTAGTGTTGAATGTTTGCTCTGTTGCGTCATCTTTGTAGTAGCCCCACCCTATCGGAAGGTATGTCCATGTGCCAGAGCCGGCACCATTGGCTACGTAAGCCTCACCATTGGCAGCAGCTGCAGCACCTTTTGGTTCGTGCAAATACGGGTCAGTGAGTGTCGAGTGGTTTATGTTAGCCATATCTTAACCATCCTAATGTGAGAGAAAATAGGGGGCCACCGAAGCAGCCCCCATGATATTTTAGATGTACTCAATTACGAGCTTAACTGCACCAGCAGTGAACGTGCCAGTGTTGGCAGTGGTCACGTAAGCATCAGCAGCGCCGACACCAGCAGTCCCGCCAACCAGAGCGCCATCACAAGGGACAGCAAGGTTATCAGCAAGTTCCGCAGTAGCTACAGCGGCATCGATACCGTCTGCATCAATAGCGGCACCAGCTGCATCAGCCAGACCGAAGTTGATGGACGTACCACCAGCAGCAGCAGTGGTGACTACCAAAGAGGCAGACTTAATCCACGAGCCAGCTGGAATAGCAGCGTCGTTAGCCTGTACCGCACGGTCTTCAGTGAGGTCCAGATCGATAATCAGGTGCTTCATAGGGGAAACAGCAGATGCGCCACCTTCCCGTACGTTACCCTGTTCTTCGTGCATGAGAACGGTCAAGCCGTCAGCATTAGTCCAAGACATAATATTCTCCTCTATGTCAAATTATACGTTTGTTTTAGAAACAACACGAACCATGTTTTCAGGGCGATACAACTTCACGCCGTAACGTGCAGTCATGACGTATTCGTCCCGCTGGAAGTCCTTGTTGTAGTCATAATCGACATCAGGCTCCTGACGCCATGCGCCCACGAATGGGTTAGCAGTCATGTCAGCAGAGAAGAACAAGTTAGCCTTACCGTTGACGGAGCTGAAGTCTACACCTGCGTCAGCAGCGGTAGTCAGAGCAGAGTCCGTGATATCCTTCAGGTAGTTCGAAGAATAAACGTCGAAGCCATATACGTTCTTCAAGAAGGTCATGCCAGAAGCAATACCGTCAGATACGATGCCTTCCCAACGTGGGTTGTCCGAAACACTAACCAAGTTGGTCAGGGTGTTCAGGGTGAACTCAACGGATGGGTCAACAATAGCAACCAAGTTACGGTCTGGAACATTAGCTTTCTTCAAAGCGTAACGTGCACGGGCGAAGTCTTCGACGTCGATGACAGCACCTGTACCACCAGCAGCCCAACGGTGTTCAACACCATCAATTGCTTCATTGGAGTTAGCAGATACGCCAACTTCAGGGGTAGCCAGAGTCGTGGTCTCAAAGTGAGCCATAATCGCACGTTCCATCTCAGGGACAAAACGAGAGACCAGCTGGTTCATGTAGAATGAATCCTGCTTAGCTTTCTTTGTGATGTAGGTTGCGCTGGACAGATATTCGTCAATCGTGAACTGGAACTCACCAGTGTCAAGAGGACGGTACTGGACAGCAGTATCTTCGGAGTAGTCATCGACTTGCGCCTGACCAATGGAAGGGATGGTGAACGTATCGCCGTCAGGGAAGCCGTCGAGCATACGTACATATTTCTGTGCAAACATTTCGTCGCGCAGGATTTCTTTAAGTTCAGCACTCCAGATTTCGTCGCGAATCAAGAGAGCACTATTGGTAGTGTTCATACCAGACATTATTTTAACTCCATGTTAAAGTTTAGGACATACCGAACCTAGACCCAAGTTTCTGACGGTCTTCAGCCATCTGTTGTTGTGTCTTGGGGTTGTAGTATAAGGAACGGTCTTTACGTCGGAGGTCTTGGTAGTATTTCCAATCTCTCTGACCTGTGGTTTGTGCACCAGCTGCTTCGGTACGAATGCTTCCAGAGGTCATATCGACCTTGGTAGTCTGCGCTTCACCAATAAGGGCCATGAAGGCGGTAGGACTCTCGGCGGCTAACTCCTGCATACGGGTCAACGGCAATCCAAGTTCTGCGGCTTTTTGCTTCACGATGTTATTAGCTTCAGCTCCATATTTATCAGCCAACGACTTGTCAACTGATGTAATGTTCTGACTAACGGTAGCATCTTTCTCTCGCTTAGTTAGTGCGTCTTCAACAAGGGTCTTCAAGTCGTCCTCACTAATGGGCTGACTGGTATCGTCAGAATTAGTGCCGCTATTATTAGGTGACGCTGCTTGGGGTGTTTCCTGTGCGGGTGCAGGGTCCTTGTTCCCAAGAGTTTCGAGTAGCTTAGCAGCATAGTCTTGCTTAGCTAGGTCTTGACGAAGCTCTGCCAACTGTGTCTCTAGGGACGCAATATGGGTATCGGCTTCAATCTTCCCCTTGGCAATAACCTCTGGGTCATTCCAAGTCTCTCCACGGTCTTTAACCAGTTGCTCAATGTACGACGTGGTTTCGGTGGTCGCACCAGCCTCTGGGGTCTGTGTAGTCTCTTCTTGCGCGGGGGTTGCCGCTTGTTCGTCAAATACTGACATTACTTGTCCTTTTGGTTAAGGTCTATAGTTTCTAGGATGTCGCTGAGAGCACGGTTGTACTCATTTGCAGCGATCTGCTTATATTCCCAACCGGGGCCATACTCACGTACAGCCTCCTGCTTGGCGAATTGATCTAGGAGGACTTCCCTAAGGTCGTCAAAAGCGTTACGGTAGGACAGAACCTGAGCCTTACGCTTCTCCTTTTGTTCTTGTGAAGTCTTGTGGCCTTTCAGCCAGCACATCTTCATTAGATGCCCTCCTCCATTGCCATCTGGCCTTGTTCTTCATGAACCAGAGCAAGCTCCTGACCAAACTTCTGTGCAGCTGCTTGTTCAGATATAGCAACATTCTCTTGGAACAAGTCTTCTTCCCCAAGTTCATGTGCCATCAGACGTGCAAACTCTTTACCAGACAAGTGAACAGCCACTGTGGGGTCATTCGCCTTGATCTGCCACAACTGTTGTAGCTGCTGGACTCTACGTGCTCTCTCAGCGAAGTGACGTGCACCCATAGGCTCAATTGAACCCTTGCCAATGATGTCCTCTTTGGTGATACGCTGGAAGACTTGTGCTCCGCTGTCTTCATCGACAACCTCAATCATGTCTTCAGTATCAAGCAAACGGGCAGCCATAGCCAACATGTCATTCAGCTGTACCTCAATGAACACCCGCTCATAGTGAGCAGTCTTGTGTTCGAAGATACGACTTGCACTGTTCTGCAGTGACTGCACTTCGAAAGCTGTTTTCTCACCGGGGGTACGGATACCCATAGCTTGCTTAGGTGCACCTGCCAGCTCTTCCATCAACTGCTGTATCTGGTTGATCTGCATGTCAGCCTGTAGAGCTGTAGCATCTGGCTGAAGGTAAGCAACGTCACCCTCTTCACCTAGGTAGATACGTGCTCCCGGCTCAAAGTCGAAGTCCTCTATGTCACCCTTGATCTTCAGGACAGGATACGCGATCTGGTCGAACACGTCAGCCTTCAGGTTCTCAAGGTGATCAATACGGTACTGGAGGCCAATCAGGTTATCCAGTGGCCCCATTGCAATAAGGTTGTCAGGACGCTCACGCCACCCTACGTGGTGAATAGGTGCTCTACCGTGCCACGATGGATTCTCTTCATTTCCTACAACATACGCACGGTCAATGATCGTGATCTTACGGTCAGTAAGGAACTCACCGTTTTCCTTGTTGTACATATCACCGTAGAACGTCAGCACCTCAACGTAGTCACTGTTGTAGTACTGCTGGATGTTGGAGAAGCCATCAGCTGTGAAGCCCTCACCTTTCTCATAGTGAGCATCTGTAGAGCGTACGTGCGCCCGTGCAGACATTGTTTTCTCAAAGGCTTCCTTGAAGACAAGGTTACCGTTGTGGTCAGCCTCTCTCTTCAGTTCACCAAGGGTCTTGAGTGACCGGATGATCTTTGGGCTATCAATGAAGCTGGTGGCAGCAGGGTTAAACATAATGTCATATGGGCTGATACGACAGAGCATAGGACCCTTGTACCGCTGGTGTACTTCACCATTCTCCATAACACTGTAGTCGTCTACCCACTTGATCATTGAGAAAGCATTGCCATACAGGATGTAGTCTCTCAGCAGCTCATGGTGCGTCTGTACGAACTTGGACTGCTTGATCTTGGTGCCCATGTATCCTTTGATACGTTTGGCTTTGAACTCTTTGGCATCCTCCATTGAAGAGGCTGTCCATCGTACCCAGTTGGCCTGAGGGAACAGGGTTGCCGTATAGTTCGCATGTAGGTTGTCAGCGATCTGTGTGAGCTTTGGTGTAGTGGTTGTGTTAGACCAAGGCAAGATAGCGTTAGCTGTGCTTGTGGTGTCCGTAGCATATACGTAGTTACGGATTTCCTTAGTCTGGTCAGTCCAGTTCTGACGTAACATACGCCACTCTACCCACTGGTTGCCAACCTCTACCGCCAGTTGGTCTGGGGACAGAAGGTGTTCTACATCAATTGTCGTTGTCATTATCTGCTCCCTGCGCGGAATTTCGAGTTAGCCCACACAATGTTTGATTTCCGTTCACGTCCTAAGGACCTTGTTGGCCTGATTGCCATGTCAACAGCAGAGGCCAGTGCGTCTTTCACGTCATCGTGAGGTGGGTTACGCATACTCAACTCATCTTCCAGATACTGAGTATTGCCGCCGCGATAATGCCACATTTGAAGGTTGTCATACCTAGGTTCCAAGATTGAGCTGATGCGCTCTTCTTTGTTACCCTGTTGCTTATTAGGTCGGTATTCTTCAATAGCAAGAGATAGCCCATGTGTCTTCACCTGTTCCTTGAGTTGTTTCACAATAGCCATCTGGGCTACAGTTACCTCAGCTCTCATCTTACGAAAGAACCACTTGGTGTGAGCATCGAAGATATGTTCAAAGTAGTCTGATATCCTGTCCGTACGGAACCTGTCGATATCCATGACATATACGTTGTTCTCAGCGTCAACTCCAATGGTCACCAGAGCCGTGTAGTCAGCCTTGGTGCTTAGTGAGAACGCGAAGTCGATTGCAGCATACACATTAAGTTTACTGCCTCTGTAGTACCAGTAGGAGCCTTCTAGTACCAAGTGCTTCCTGTCGTAGTACTGAATCTTGTTACGGCCTACAGGGACGTTATCAGGGTCAGATGGGTCATTGTAATACTGTGCCCTGAACTGCGCCCTGTCGAGATACTTACCTCGCTTCTTTGCTAGGGTCTGGATGTCAAACCCGAACCACTTGCCATCCCGACGCTGCTGACGAGGCCACAAGAACTGGCCTGTGCCATCCCCTAGGTCCTCAACAGGGCGCTCGAATACTTCGTAGATAGGCTCTTCGCCCACTTGTTCGCCTTCTTTGTTAAAGATTGTCTCACGCATTTCCATGAGGCTGTTGTACAAGTCTTTCGAATGGTAACGTGTACCAACAACCCACTCCTGTGCGTCAGCTCCTTCGATAGAGGCCAGCAGGGAATACTGGGATGATACCTTGGTACGTCCCTCTTGGGTCAGTGCGTTCTCTGCTACAACGATATCGTCAAGGACAGCAATATCACAGTGAAGACCAGTGAGACTAGTTGTAAGCCCTCCGGTGAAGACAGCAGGTTCACGGATGTTTTCCTTTTTACGTAGTGGGTGGTCAAGCCCGATCTCTGTGTTTGTCCACTTAGTACGTTTGCCCTCTTCAACATGAAGGTGCTCAGGCCAGTAGCGTTTGAATATAGGATTGTCGATCAACCCCTTGATGAACCCTAGCTGCTTCTCTGCCAAGTTGGCTGTGGCTGAAATGTACAACACACGGAGCGTAGGGTCCTTTGCTAGGGCCTGTGCGACCCTGTAGGCTACCAGACGTGACTTACCATGATCTCGTGGGAACAGGAGCAGCTGGAAGGCCTTAGCGTCCTCACGCTGCCACCATTCTAGTGCTTCCCTGTGGCAATCACCTAGTACCTGTGTTGGAGCTACGAGAGAGATAAAGAACTCCAGATCGTTTTCAGCCCGTATTCTTATCTCTTCTGCGGAGTCCATTGCGTTTCCTTCGTTTGTATATGGTTTTATTCCTTAAAAGACCACGCTACATACGCTTCATTGGTCGTCGGCATACCGTTGTCGGCTGTGACCTTCAGCGTGTGAGGAGTGCTGGCCCCCGGCTCATCGTTTATTGCACAAGTAACGCCCTCAGTTGACGCGAAATAGTCGAACTGCTCGGTGGCACCAACCCATGTGTGGGG